AAATTCACTTCCATTATAACAGGTGATACTTGTCTTAGTTATTGTAAAATATTTGTCTAATTTATATTCATATATCAGCAAAGAAAGCAGCTTGTGCACGGAATCAGTAATAGAGTTTTGATAGTTCCTAGTGCAAAGGATCATTTCTTTTTTCTTCATAGCCCTAATTAGCAAGGCTCTTGCTATACTATGAGACTTTAAACCTCCTCTTCCTCCATATACTACCTTATATCTTATATCCTCAGTAACTAAGAATAAAAACTTGTCAGGAAGGTTTATATTTATTTCAGGCAATATATTGTGCATATTATTTACATTGTCTCATTGCGGCTATATGAACGCATGTAATAATTAACCCCCTTCTTCCTCGGTGTTACTCTTTTTAGCCACTGGCAAAATATTAATAATCGGGGCAGCAAGGCTTTCTCCATCCTTTCCCGTCAATTGCATGCTTGAAGAATCCCCATAGTTTCTAGGGTGTAGCTTGCACGCTATCCATTTTCTAGTATCAATGCGTAATTTAGCCGCCTGGATAGATTCGGTGCTAAAGTGCTTTTGATCTGCTATATCAACCATTTCATCGGCATAAGTATCAGCCCTATCCTTCTTTGCGGCGTCGTACTGGTTACATAACGAAGGGCTTTCTCTTAGCCATCTATAGAAGGTTATCTTCATTGGATACGCCGCTTCTTTGGTGATCTTATTCAAGCTTTCCCCTTCTGCTATTCTTTCACAAATACTATCAAATATTTTTACATTATATTTTAAAGGTCTTACCATAATATTATTCTTTTAACCAATTAGCATTACGGCAATTTTGCCATCCGACATCCACACCCCCATGAGGTTTAAGCTCCATGTTTTGCACTCCTATACTTAGTCTATCCATTCCAGTGTAAGAACCCATTAAATTTTTTGCGTTTACCTGAAAACATATTACCCACCCTTTTTGAGGCATTGGAAAATAATTACCAACAAATATTTTTCCATATACAGGTTCTTTAATCCTTAATCCTTTCACACTCGAAGAATCGTAAAAGGTTTGTGTGATATACTCTTCTACAAAAGCAATGGTTTGTTCGGTGTTTGGCTTTGTTCCTACTTGATCTAGTGTAAGGTTTTTAGTGCAAGATATAGTAGTTGCTAGTGCTATTAGTAGTGATGCTTTTTTTAAATAATTCATATTTTTACTCATGGTTTATATTAATAAAATAAAGGTCTTCACATCTATCACCGGGGAATAACTCCCTCCCCTAACCGCTTGTTGAACTGTCTCGTGATTTAATAGGATAGACTCAATAAAATCTAAATTCACTGGAACGCAATCTTTATAATGCACAAAATTACTCATTTTTACCTCTGAAAGGTTTATTACATTTCTTTATAAACTTATATTCTAAATCATTAAGCCAAGGCATACATATAAATATATAACCCGCTACTGCAATTATAGTTGAAAGTATTAATATAGGAGTGAATACAGGTGCGAGAGCCCACCACCAAGACCAGCTTATTACATGAAATAATTTTAGACCTGTGAAAATAAATGCCCATATCCAACCTATTCTAGGTAAGAGAATTACGCATATCCCCACCGCTTTATCAAAAGGGTCTTCGCTAGGGCTTAGTTTTAAATATTTAATCATTGTCTAGGGTTAAGGGGTTAAGGGTTAAGGGGTTAAGGGTTAAGGGGTTCGCATTCAGAGATATCCCAATCATTTTTAGTAGAACGCATTAACAACCTTTTTCATTTCAGATAGTATTTAAGCGTTTGCAACTCTAGATAATATTCTAAGCATTTTATCAAAGTACCACTAGGAGTGGCCTTACCTGATTCGAGTTTTCCAACATAGAATTTCCCGCTCTTATTAGTTAGCCCTAGTATCCCTGCAACCTGCTCCTGAGTCATTCCTAGTTCTTTTCTTATTTTTCTAAAGTTCATTTTTTTTCTTTCACTGGTTCTAACGCTCGTATCTTTACTTCCTTTTAATCTCTGTACTATACGCACTTAGTGCAATAAAGTAAAGCGATAAATATATATTACTCAAGTAATGATTGCTCTATAGAACTAGGGCAACCTATTAAGGGGCTAATCCTCCATCACTGAACACCCAAGACTTGGATGATTCAACTAACGCCTTTGCATTCGCAGCAGCTCCAGCGCTGTATTTACTTCCAGAGGCTCCGAAATTTACATTTGTTTTTAGATTAGGAAGTTGTGCAGCTAGATTAATTAAGAATGAATCATAGTTAGCTGTTGATATAGTAGGTAAAGCACTTGATGCAACTATTACATTGGGGATAGTGATATCAATGTTGCTATCAAAAGATGTGCCTTGTAGTAATCCAGTTATAGATGTTGCATTACTATAATCTAGTGTATTCATACCAACACCAATATAATTGGGGCAAAAGCCAAACATACCAGTGAAATTCTTACCACTTGAAGTATCCCAGCCAGTAATTGAAAAATCCGCTGCCAGATTGGCGTTGTTGTAAAACATAAGGGCGAACTGTTCTATCAATCCAGTAGGCCACAAATTAATATTAGGGATATAATCAATCGATGTTCTACGAAACATATTAACAAAAGTGATCTGTCCTGTGAGGTCTGGAATGTCAATAGCATCAACACGCAAATTAACACATGCCATATAGTGAGAAGGGTTGTTTCCGAATCTAAAACCAGTTCCCCAGTTATGAATCCAGAGCATCTTGTCTTTATCTCCAGTATTATTAAAACTCCAATCATGAAGCATTCCAGTTAATTTAATAATCTTAGTTCCCGCCCCATCTGGAAAGGTGATAACATTATCTAAATAGCTTGTTACAGTCTTTATAATTGAACCATTATATTCAACTGTAAAATTATAAGATCCAGAAGCCCACAAGGGCATTGCAAACTGGTTGTTTGCTGAAATACCAGCATTATCTGTTTGCACTTCAATTATATAAGCATTTTCAATAATAATAGGTGGTGTTCCGCCTGTTATTGATGATGATACACTACTTGTTACACTGCTGGTTGTTGATCGAGTTATCGACATATCTTAATAAGTACCTATTATTCCTTGTATAAGGAAGATAGCTCTCAAATAAATATATGTCTATTCGTTTGTTTTATTAATATTCCATATCTCTATAGGCAGATACTTTCTACATATATCTGCTGTTAACTTTTGATTGCTTTTTTTACAAGCATATTCAGCGGCATATTTAGCGGCATATTCAGCAGCAGAAGCAGCAGCAGAAGCAGCAGAAGCAGCAATATTAGCAGCATTAGTGGAATCAGCAGCATAAGTGGCAGCATAAGCAGCATAAGCAATATTAGTGGCAGCATAAGCAGCGTCATAAGCAATATATAATTCTTTTCTATTTATCTTGCCTTCGCCGAAGGCTATAGCTGCATCAACTGCAGCAATACTCCTTTTATCCTTCATAAGGTGTCTTACCGTATTGGCACAATGGCCTTTTGCCAGTGTTAACTCTTTTAAACTGTCTGGATTTGATTTAGCAAACAACCATAATATCCAATCACCTCGTTCGCAGCTATTTAAGAATTGCTCCAAAGTTAAATCTTTTGCAAATAGGTAGCCATCGCGGCAAGCATCGTGTTCCTTTAAGAAGTCTTTAAGTGTTTTACTCATCTTCCCCCACCATACAGCTAACAAGATTAGCAATAATATCCTGTTGCTCTGGTTTTAACTCAGCTATTTTTCGTAGCAATCTAGTGTTTTGATAATTTATCTTTACTCGCTCTACTAACACCCCTTGCTTAGGTAATAATTTATCATAAGTAACATTGAGGTAGTTAGCTAACTTTACAATCTTAGTAGCAGGAATATTAGCACCGTATCTTTCATACTTCTGGATTTGCTGGGTACTGACACCAACGACCTTTGCAACCTCTGCTCTTGTTTTTTCCCTGATATCACGTACGAATTCAAGGTTATACCCGATCTGTTTTATAATCTCTTGATCTTCTGCTGTGTTAAATTTTTTCATTCTTACCTCCATCACTATCATTAACGGCTTTGATTTGCTCTAACTCCTTAAGAGTTTTATAAATACTATCTATAAGGTTAGACACTTTTTTCTCTTTGTTATCCGTATCTGGTTGACCGGACTCCGTCTCAATCACCTCATCTGTAACTATATGACCACCCACTTTAAAAACTTTTGAACCTTTCTCCGCAATAACTTTTGATCCTTCCCACGCCTCAACTTCGGAGCCTTTATTCGCAAAAACTATTGAGCCTTTATTCGCCTCAACTATTGAACCTTTCTCCGCAATAACTTTTGATCCTTCCCACGCCTCAACTCTTGAACCATCAAATACGTAATAGACCTTATCTTTAAGCTGAACGTAATAGATATCGGCAATCTCATAATAGTTTAAATCAATTGGCTTCGTCTTCTCCTTATCGTAGAATATGTTTGTGCTGTAATTTCCTGTCTTTTCTGCTTTAGGTGTAATCACATTACCACCCATTTCGTGAATTATTGAGCCTTTATCCGCATAAACTGTTGACCCTCCCCACGCAGAAACTTCGGAGCCTTTATTCGCACGAACTTCGGAGCCTTTATTCGCATGAACTATCGAGCCTTTCTCCGCAATAACTTTTGATCCTTCACACGCCTCAACTATTGAACCATTATACGCATGAACTATCGAGCCTTCACACGCAAAAACTCTTGAACCATCAAATACGTAATATGCCTTATTTTTAAGCTGAACGTAAGAGAGATCATCAACCTCATACTTGTTTAAATCAATTGGCTTCGTCTTCTCTTTATCGTAGAATATGTTTGTGCTATAATTTGCTTCCATTTTTATTTACCTTTTTTGTTGTTAATTTCTTTATCACACATATGAACTTCTGATCCTTCATTCGCAAAAATTATTGATCCTTCATACGCATAAACTTTTGAGCCTTTATTCGCATTAATTTTTGAACCCTCACACGCATGAACTGTTGAACCACTATACGCATAAACTGTTGATCCATCATACGCATAAACTGTTGATCCTTCATTCGCAAAAATTATTGATCCTTCATACGCATAAACTGTTGATCCATCATACGCATAAACTTCGGAGCCTTTATGCGCATAAACTTCGGAGCCTTGCCACGCACGAACTTCGGAGCCTTCACACGCCTCAACTTTTGAGCCTTCATTCGCAAAAATTATTGATCCTTCATACGCATAAACTGTTGATCCATCATACGCATAAACTTCGGAGCCTTTAAATACATAATATTCCTTATTTTCAAGTTCAACCTTCCCAAAACCGTTAATCTCGTACTTGTTTAAATCGATTGGCTTCGTCTTCTCTATATCGTAGAATATGTTTGATCCTTCCTCCACAATAGCTATTGAATCATCATACGCATGAGCTGTCGAGCTTCTTTGATTGTTAGTTCTTGTATTGATTTTGACATTTACTTCCCATAATTGGTTAAAACCTAATCCTAATCTATAGTAGTGCACCTGTCAAGTGTTATTTAACTATTTGTCAGCTAATAAAACGCATTAAAAGTTTACCCTAATTCCGCTAATAAAGTTAGATATATTACTGATCTCATTAACCTTTTCCAAATCATCATAGGATAAATCATTAACCATAATATACTTAACCCCTGTGAAGAAGGTGGTTGATGTATTGATTTTATGATCAAAGCCAAACCCTATATTAAGCCCCATAGAGCTATCTTCGTTTACATAGTGTCCTGTATTTATACCTCCGCTACTGTGTAACTCTCCTATCTCGGATTTAATATAAGATCCCCCTAGTAGAAAGTTGGTTCTGAAATTCTCATTAAATGGGTATGATTTATGAAAGATAAAATCTAACCCAATGAACCCAACACCTAACCCTGTCTTTAGATCCCTGGTGTTTTTGTATTTCTCATCTCTGAAATAATTAAACTCTATAGAAAGTGATTGATTGATTTGCTGCCCTATAGCAAGCCCTAGATCATTCATATAGTTCGCATGATAAGGGTTGTTGTTTTTTAGGGTGAAGTCTCTTTGATCTAAAGTGTAGCTGTCATAGTCTATGTTAACCCTTTGATTGCTCAGGCTTATATATGCTGCGTTTAGCTGGGTGCTGAATAGTAAGATTACTAGTATTAAAACCTTATTCATCTTCTACTCCCACAACAAAATGCTTAAACCAATCCGACTTATCTGCTTTAGAGTTACTAAACTGAAAAACAATACTCCTTATAAACTCACTCCTATTAGTGAACCCGTGTTTAGTATAGTTGTCATCCAGGTATTCCAGCGCTTCTTCTGGTAGGTATATGTTTACTCTTTTCATGATTTTCTCAAAATAATTAATATGACACAGGTAAGGGTTTGCACCTTACAAATTAAGCACCCCTTGCGGGGGCACTCATGGCTCACTTATATCCACTTTGGCTGACACATAACTTTCAACGCAATATCAGGTACTTGGGTGTTTATTGGTATACCGCCTGAATGGGATTGGTGATTAATATTCACCACTGTGCCATATTAATTATTCTTTGTTTCCTCTCTAGCTAATCTATCTAATTCTTTTATCATAGCGTCAATAGTAAGTACGCTTGCAGGGTCATTAGTTCTACGCAACTCTTCTTCTAGTGTCTTACACAATCTATTGTATGTCTCTCTAAAATATTGCATCTTCAGTATCTTCAACGACTAAAGAACAATCCTCACCTATTGTTAGTGGCTGATTTTCTCTAGTGTAAACTGTTATAGGCTGTCCTTCTTTATTAACTACGATCTTAAAGGAGCCCTCAAGATAAACATCTTCTGTTAAAAAAGACATATCTGGTAAATATACTTTAATTTTCATTTTTAATCCTCCCGTTTATTAGTTATACACCATATATACACCGTCACTAAATAAACGCAACCTATTTATTAATCTTCCCCAATCTCAATGCTCTTTGATTTCTGTAGTAAAGTTTTTAAAAATTTCGCTGATTCTTCACCTTGAACAACTATAACATTCCCTTTGTCTTTTATTTGCCTGATTATCCTGTCAGAATAAAAAGCTTTACACTCTATGTATATATCAAACGAAGGTATATAAAAATCTAAATTACTACTCTTAACATTATCGTGTTCGTACTCCAGACAGTGGCTTTCGAGGATTTCCGCAATAGGTTTCTCCACTGGATTTGTAATCTTATATTTTTTACTCATCCTCTCCAATCTCAATAACAGTCTCTAGGATTTCTTTAATCTGGTTGAAATGCTGATTATAAAGATCCTCATCACCTATAGCAGATCTAAGGTCTGTATTACTATATTCGTATATAGCGGTAAGAGCTGCCTGTAATCTAAACATATGTAACGAAGCCGTCATAAACTTATTGTTTAATTCATTCGCTATACTAGACACTCGTTTTATCTGAGAAGATATGCCTTCTATCTGTTTTTCTTCTGCTGTTTCTTTAACTTTCATTTAAAACCTCAATAATTATTAAACTGGTACTACATCTATATCAACATCTACCTTAACTGGCATAAGCTCAAACTTTATTTCTCCTAGTTTATCGGTGTAAATATACCTAGAGGAATAATCATAATCTCGAAGAAACTTAAATGTTGGGCACTCATAATCCCCTATCATTATGCTTGAATAATTATGGCTGATCATAAAGTCGCCTTTATAAAACTCGCCTTCATTCTCTCCTAATAGGTATTTTATTTGATAACTCATCTTAAACCTCTTGTTTTTTAATTAAACTCTTCAACCCTTCGGCAAACTCCTTCCTTTGAAACGAATCTCTCCTTAGTTTATTTCTCTCACAAAAATCATTAACGATCTGGTAAAAAGCTCTGTTCTCTGCAAGGGCGTTTGATTCAAAAACAACATTAGCTTTTTCCTGTCCGTCAAAATCTTTTCCGTCAAACTGAATGATTGCCACTCTTTCTTCGTATAGTTCTAGATACTTTTTTAATTCACTCATTATTCACTACCATTATTATTAAATAAATCATCATAACTCCCCGCCCAGCCTAATGATAAGTTGATTTTTCCATGTTTTGATTCATACTCCTCAAGAGCTTGTTCTTGCTCGTCATTCATGAAAACGCCCATATTCTTGTTTCTAGCCCTCTGGTGCATGATTCTGTGTTTTTGCTGGTCTTGGGTTAGGTTGTAATCCATTTTGCGTCCTATCGCTCTAATTTCGGCCACTGTGGGGAATTTAGAACTATCTCGACGATGATCTTTTAAAGATTCAGAAATTCTATAAGATGAAATGTCACTCAAATCCTCTAGAAAAGTTTTATAGTGAAATACAAACTCATCAGGTTTTTTCCCAAAAAGGTTCAAAGTCTTCCAACTCTTCGTAAACTCTGCTAATAAAATTTGATCTTGATCAGGGTTAGAGTGTACTAGAGCGTCTTGCCTTTCTATCGTTGATCTCAGACACGAGGAAGTTATATTGCACGGCGAGTTCATCTGCATCTTTTCTATTTGTTTCATTATTTGCCTCTGATAAAATAAAAGTGTTGTTGTCTTCTTCTGATTCTTTCCATGTTTCGTTTCTTAGAAATCGGATTGCATGCTTTGTTAAAGTTCCGCTCTGGGAGCACCCCCTTAAATAATTACTCAAGCCTTCCTTGATCTCCTTGGCTAATACCTGGGGATCTTTACTAGCTTTTAATAACGCAATGTATTTTGCTTTAGCTGGTTGCTTATCTCCCTTTGGAACAAACTTGCCACTCTCTGTTTTGATTGGAATATAGTTTTTCCAGAAATCTTCGAAAAGAGATTCAAAAAGAAATTTATCTTCCCCCCTATCTCTCTTAGATATAGGTTTATCTATATCTAACTTTGTTTCTGTTTCTTTATATGTATCTGTTTCTGTTTCTGTATTGCTTGACCCGCGCTTAAGCGTTTGCTTAGCGTTCGCTTGAGCGTTTGCTACCCTCTTTAACCCCCCTAATTTAGCGGCTTCACGACACTTTGTCCTTTTTGTTTTCTGAATTCCAAGAATTTCCTTACCAATTCTTACCACTTCATCTTTTATATTTAAAACAGCATCTTTCTCAGTATCTAAAAAAGCCAAACATACTCTAAAAAGCTGCTGCTCATTTTCTGGCAACTTCCCATCTTCAGAAAGAAAGGTGCATAATAAAGATATAAAAGCTCCCTTTTCTTCAAAAGAGTATTTTGCTAATAAGCCTTGGTATTGATTAATATAAAAGGGGAAATGGATCAAAGGATCTTTATCCGCCACGCTACTTTACTACAGGTGATTTAAACTTAGATAGAGACTCTTGGAATTTATTTAACTCCTCGGTGTTAGCCATAACAAATCCTTCAATAGCCTTATTCATAAGCCATGTTTTAGAGATTCCATAGTTATCCTTATAGTCGTTAAGAATCTTAATATTAGAGTCTGTTATAATGAAAGTGAGAGAGTTCTTTTTCTTATCCATGATGCGTTACATTATTAATTAATATTTATACAATTATTACTTGCATTTATATTCTTGTACAATATAAGTTGATTATGTCAACCAATTTGATTCAATAAAATGACGAACCAAGAACCTAGTAACACCAATTACGCAACAACATTCTCAGAGGAAGCAATGAAGCTATCTCCTGAGTATAAAAAACTGTTCCATAAGATGATGGCAACTACTAACTATATAATTTCTTTGTGTGAATCTAGTGATGATGTTGAGTTGGTAACGGAGGAAATAAAAGAGATTATGGATAAAATAGAGCAAGTAAAACTTGGGTTTTTACAACTACGCTCTGGAAAGTTAATTGATTGAGGATGTTATGAGAAATGAAAGTAACGTTGTATATATAAATACTCAACACACTGGTAAATACCCTAATGGTACTTGTAATATTGGTGAGTACACATTGACGAAGTATCAAACAGAAAGTATCGCAGAATTAAAGGATATAGTTAACGAGATAGCAAGTGAACATGGTCAAGATCAACACTTAGAAGGTTTACTTGATAATCTATTAAGAGAGACAATTGAAAAAGCAATCGGGATTGGAGACTTGATGCTGGAAGAGAAGGACGGTGAATTAATTTATAAATGTTATAATCATGAATAAGATATTTTTAATCACAGCTACGTTTTTTACAATTTTATTTATTACCCAGCTTCCTGATCTTAAAGAAAGATCATTTGATCTTATGGAGGAAGAGCAAAGTAGAGAATACAGTTTTTATTATAATCAATTTAATTAAGAGGTTTACATGACACAGGATCTAAAACAAAAAACTCATTGGCTACAGAACCCAAATAAAAACTACTTAGGGCACCAAGATTTACCTAATGGTGAAAATGTTGTGCTTACAATTAAGACGGCACAATGGGAATCTGTAAAAAACCCAAGAACTAATCAATCAGACGACAAAAGGGTTGTAAGATTTAAAGAAAATCACAAGTGGTTAAAGCCCTTCATAGTAAATGAAACTAATGCAGCTCTGATTTTAAAAAGCACAGATGAAAGGTTTATGGAAGACTGTATTAATAAAAGAATAAAACTAACAATCGCAGAAGTAAATGTGATAGGAGAAACAGTAAATTGCCTTCGAGTGGTTAATATCCCTCAAGATCAATTAGAAGATAAAAAGATAACCACTAAGCAGATTGAGGCTATACAAGCTTTGTTAGATAAGAGCGGATCCGTTACAATAGAGAAGTTGTGCGCAGCTTATAAAGTGGATAGTCTGGCTGAAATCTCTGAGTTAAAGTACAAAAGGATTGTTGATCGGTTAAACCAAGCAATCAAAGCTGAGAAATGAAGATTATTAGAGACGTTCCACAAGGAAGTGATGAATGGTTGCAATTAAGGCTAGGTATTCCGACCGCCTCTGATTTCTCTAAGATTGTTACTAGTAAAGGGGAACGAAGTAAGACACTAACCGAATATGCCTTCAAGTTAGCTGCTGATACCCTTCTAACAGAGCAAGAAGATAGTTATTCCAATAAGGATATGCAAAGAGGGAATGAGTTAGAGCCTGAGGCAAGAGAGATGTACCAGGAATACACCTTCAATAATGTAGAAGAGGTAACTTTTATTCATTGTGGAAAATTCGGCTACAGTCCAGATGGCCTCATTGAAGATAAAGGGCTGCTGGAAATAAAGTGTCCAAACGCAACAACCCACACTAAATATTTATATGAAGATAGATTACCTACTAAATATAAAGCCCAGTGCCAAGGTGGCCTCTTTTGTAGTAACAGAGACTATATAGATTTCGTTTCATACCACCCTAATTTCAAGGAAGATCAAAAGCTTTTTATTAAAAGAGTTTATAGAGACGAGGAATTTATCAAGGCTCTAGGTAAAGGGTTAATGGAGGTTATTGAGTTAAAGGAGAAGTACTTAAAGAAGATAGTAAAATATTAAAAGGCTAATAAGGTAAATAATATGTTATATTTTTTATATAAACTTGCAGGATGGGGAAGGTGGAAAGATATCTCAGTTTTTGATTTTGCATATAGACCATTCTTATTGCAAGGTAGAGTAAATAAGTGGTCTAATCAAAAAAGTTTTAAAATCACTTCAATGACTAAGCTGGGTTCTGTGAAGCAATTCGATATAAGTGAAGGTAAGCTGATAGAGTCAGGAATGTTTGTTAGATTAAAGGAAGGTGAATAATATGAAAGAATACATCTTCACACAAAACACTAAATCCCTATGGCCTGTAAAAGCTGGAGCAGTAGGGCAAAGAGTCATGGAGCTATCTAATGAATGCAAACAAGATTTTATTGTCACCATAGATAAATACTCCCCTAAAAGGTCAGGCAAACAATTAAGGGCTTACTGGAGGATGATTAATGTTATTAGGAAGTTCATGCAAGAGGAAGGTACAAACTGGACTCAAGAAGAATTTAGCAACCACTTTAAAGATAAAGCGGGGTTATATAAAGAAAGTAACGGGATGCAGGCTTTAAAGTCTATTAGTGGTAAAGGTGAAACAACTGTTGATGAGATGAAGACCCTTATAGAAGTTGTGTTGCAGTTTGGGATCG